ACTTAGGAGTATATACACAGGTTTAACAGGGATAAGTGGTTCAGGTATAGATGTTGAGGATTATGCCAGATGGAGCAAAAAACTGATAGCGTGGAAAAAGAAATATAACCAGCCGATAACACGGGAGACAATGGCGAGAGCATTTGAAAATAAGATGGTCGGCATTCAACGAGAAGCATTTTATAGTCCATTAGAAATATTTTATATTGATTTAAGTAATGCCCTAAAGCAATTGGTTTTTGAACAAGCAAGAGAATTTGCCCGAATTATGAATATGGAATAGTTTTGTTCTCATTTATATACACTGAAAGATGTCAGATTACTGTGTGAAAATATCAAAGGAGAATCCTATCGCCGTTGTGATGGGTGGAAAATATAACGATAAGAAGATTTCAATAGTGAAAAATCTAGATGCGGAAGATGAAGATGAAAATGAAGAAGATGAACGTGATCCATTGGAACAATTTGATATTTCTGAATTTGTAACTAATTTGGCGATGATGCCGATTGAGCAACGTATGAAGATAGTGAAAGGACTCAAAAGCAAGGAAGATACTACAAGCAAATACAGCAAACGTTTCAAGGAGTCGTGTAAGAAAGAGTTCAAAATTGATAGTGGTGAATTTTTGATATACCCGACTGAGAAAACTGAACGCATCTTCATCGCCGGCAAAAGTGAATCCGGTAAAAGTTGGATAGCATCAATGTATATCCGTGAATATCGTGAAATGTTTCCAGACAGGAAATTAATTTTATTTTCTACACACACCGACGAAAAAGCATATTCGGCGTTTGATATGGTTCAGATAGCATTAGATGACGAATTTATTGCGAATCCTCCGACGTTAGATGATTTACGTGATGCGTTGATTGTATTTGATGATACTGATAATATGACTGATAAGAAACTACAAAACACAATAAAAGCAGTAAATGATAACCTTATTGCTAATGGCCGAAAATACAACATCCATTGTCTGACATTGGCACATCAGTTAATGGACTACAGTCGCACACGTCATTTATTGAATGAGGCGAATCGTGTAATTTTCTTTATTGGCTCGGCTCCATACCATACTAAACGATATTTAAAGGTGTATGCCGGACTAGGTAAAGAACAGATAGACAAGATTACTAAACTTAAATCAAGATGGGTATGTTTAGGCCTCACATTGCCGAATTACTACGTCAGTCAGCACGAAATTGGAGTATTGTAGATGTCCAGAAAAAAAAACACAAAAGATATGATTAATAAAATTAATATTTTCTATAGTATAGATGCGTGGCCTGAGTAGTGTGCTTGATGATGTTCTCATTCCCGATCTCGCTCGTATAGTGTTTGAGTATGCTGTTAGTTTTGAAAAAACGGACCACGACAGGGATTTAAAAAGAAAATGCTGTCTTATGATTGATACGTTGCCTAATTTTCGTATCGGTAATAAAGTAAGAATTCATTTTCCTTACTTTATGGCGTTACAAATTGCTGAGTGGGAATTGGATGTGATGAGACAGGCACACTATAAAATTTCTATCCGGAATCCCGATATGTTTGTGGTCAGTCAATTACAGTTGAGGATGAATATTGAAAAGGTGTTAAGACGTCAATCACAACCCGCATTTACCACACGAGAATTATGTTATGGAACTAAATAACACACAATTTCATCATACGACAGTCCTGTTTTATTTTTTAGTGCTTTCATACGTCTGAAGTATTCTTCCGCCGACCAGTTGCGATGTAGGAACCGATTTACGCAATGGCGTCCGCACGTCTGTATTTGTCCTCCCGCACCCTGAAATTTGTTACTATTGTATGCCACTGAATTCGCATTTTTTAGGAGCCATTTGACCACGTTCGGATTATATTTTTTATTGACGACCTTAAGAACTTCATCAGGTTTATAGCCATACGAATCAAAGAATTCAATAACTGATTGGCCATTATCGTCAATCGTATTCAAAAGCATAGACCAGTGCCCGACATACGGCTCCCACTCGTATAGAATTATGGCAGGTAATTTGCCATCAAATTCACGAAGTAGGACAGCAGGCAGATAAGGAGCGATATCTGTATCACTCATAGGCGTAGAAATCAGTTTTCTTATTTTGGCATTTGACGATAATCGTTTTTTCTCGCTCATAGTATATACACGCATAGAAGAGATGACGACACACAAATATTACGATTCTACTGTGGTGAATAATGAATTATTTGCCGTTTCGGCTACAATCAACGATATACGTGGTCAGCACATAATTGAATACCCCGAAGATTGGGAAATGAGCGTCGTCAGGTTTGACATCAACACATCACTGATTCCACCATCATCTATTCCTATGTCGGCGGGTGCTATCTTAGGAACGCCTTCGCCCTCGCTTCTATCCTTTACTATGGTTTTTGCCGGAACTGATTTTCAGACATTTTTACTAGACGATACTCTCGGGGAAATTTTCGGAATCAGCAAATTATTGGATGAGATGAATATATGCCTTCTTACGGTATTCGGGTCTATCGTTGGTGCTCCTGTTGAAACCACTCCGCCGATGCTCGTTTATGAATCTGCCACACAACTAATTACGATGTATTATGAAGGTGCGTATGCTACAGTCGGAGATATTGAATTATGGAGCAACACACCGATGCGTGAGAAGTTGGTCGCTCTGCCTATAGTTGAATTTGCTGGCTTCAATCAGTTGAATGGTAAGGATTTTCGGTATTCCTTCACAAGTGGAGCAAGAAAAAATGCTCCTTTGCTGATTGCTGGTGTTCGTAATGAGTATCCTGTTGAGACTAATACAATTATTGATCCGATGATGTATGTGCCTCAGGAGGCTGTTGTTATATCAAGTTGGAACACAGCCCGAAGCATCAAACTAATTTCGTCTTCACTGCCTATCATCGCACAGTCTGAGCCGAACAACTTCAATATTTCGCAACAAGGTGGATTTAGTAGCACATCAACACAGACAATTAGCGATTTCCTGTTAAGCAATGTAGATAATCCGATTGCTGACCGTTTGAGTATTGAATATTTGCCTACTGCCGAATATAGAATGATATCGTTGGGTGGAAGGGAGCCGATCATTAGAATTCAGATTCAAGCATTTTTCACAACATTGACTGGTCAAATATTGCCGATAATGTTGCCACCGAACGGCATATTTGGAGTAAAATTGATGTTCAGAAAACGAGAATTAGAGATACACGGAAGACGGAAATGATTTTTCAGATCTGATATGAAATAATTCAGGAACGTAATTTTTTTGCCACATTAGATATACACGAGAGAAATGTCGCAAGGTGGAGGACTGAATTTAGTGAGGACAATTGACCCTCGCACAGATGTGAATAGCCACGCAAGAAAAACATATTCAGTATTTGATGGTGCGAGTGATGTCGGTTATATTCGTACTACCCCCGATGGAGGCGTAAGCAATTCGCAATTGTCATTTACCTGCGATCCTCCTAGCCCTCAGGTGTTTGTCAATAGGCGGGCAATGATTGAGATTGAATTTGAACTTTCTTTCGTTGGTGTGTCTGCTGGTGCCGGTATTCCTCTGCTTCAAATGGCTGGTGCTAGATCTTCAACTGGTGCGAACGTTGGATCTCAATTTCACGATGCTCCGAGGTGCCTGCCGGTCGCTAACGCACTAACAAACATTGAAATCTCTATCAATAACGATAGAATCACGCAAAATTTGAATTCGTATGTGCGTGCGTTCCCTCGCTACACTTTTGACGCTGTCAGTGAGGATATCAATTATGGTATGACTCCCTCAATGCCGGATCAATCGCAAACATATGCTGATCTTGATGGCTTCGCACGTTCTCCGCTTCGTGGGTATGGTGACAATGCTCTTCAATGCCCTCGTGGTGGTTTCGTTGGGCTTGATGTCATCAGCAACACATCCACAGGTATCGCCGACACTGCCGTCGTTCGTCTGAGGTGTTCCGAATATCTTCTTGTTTCTCCTATGCTCTTTCAGCCTGATGAACAGGATACTGGGTTTTATGGAGTTCAGAATATGAAAATTATCCTTTCGCTTGGTGGCCGTGGTAATAGTTCCTTATCTGGTCTATCCGCATCTCTGTGGTCGCATTCAGGTGCTGGTACTGCCGTTCTTACTAGTTGCGGAACGACTGTTTTGGATGCTCAAATGATATTTTCCTATTTGACTCCCGACCCTACGCTACAGGTGCCATACAATAACCTATATTCTTATTATCAGCCTCAGGTGTATCCGACACAATCATCTACTCCTATCGCTTCCGGTGCTTTGACCACTCTACAGATGAACAATATACAACTTGGGTCTATTCCTTCACGTTTGTATCTTTTCGTTGCTGAACAGGATGCGGCTCACACTATGCTCAAATCTGACGTGTTCTTTGGCATTGAGAATATTGCGATTTCGTTTGACAATCGTGATAATTTGCTTTCAAACGCAACGCAACAGGATCTATACAATATTGCCGTAAAAAATGGCACTAATCTGAGTTGGCGACAATGGAAACGTGATTGTGGTAGTGTTCTCGCTCTTGACTTCGGTAGCGATATCCCTCTGCGAATGCTTCAGGCCTGTGGGCTTCGTGGCTCCTACAATCTGCGTTTGACTGTTCAGGCTCGCAACTTGTCAGCGGTGGCTCAGGTTCCTACACTAACGTGCGTTGTCATCAGTGAGGGCGTGATGTCCATTGAAGGAATGAATGTTCAGCGTAGTGTTGGCATTCTTGACGCACAGGATATTTTTGATTCTAAGAGTATGCCTGAGGTTGTTTATCATCCTAGTGGTTCAATCTATGGTGGCAACTTTTGGAGCAAACTTGGACAATTCGCACGGAATGCGGGTAAATTTATCAAAACTAACGTTCGGCCGGCCATTGAAGTAGCAAAAAAGTTAGTTCCGAAGTTCGCACCTGAATTTACTCCATTTGTTCAGGGTGCCGATGAAATTGCTCAGGCATTCGGCCTTGGTATGCGTGGGCGTGGCCTTGTCGGTGGTAAGAAGTTAAGCCGTGCTCAGTTGTCTCGTATGCTTGAAGGCTAAATCTATTATGGTTATTGAGGTTGGATTTTTTTGCCACTATAGATATATACAATGAATCTACGAGAATTGAACACAGGTACGCCATCAACAAAAACGTGGCTAACTCCTGTCGTTGGAACAATAACAGCCGGCAATATCTTATGTCCTGACATCACTGATTTGAACAGTAAAACACAAAATATATCATTGGCTGATACTGTTGCGGGTCTCACGGTTATGACTGGTCAATTAAATACAGATAGGCAATTTACTGATAATGGTAGCGATAATGCTTTGTTTGGTATGGATTTATCGGCTTATGTTATATCTGGTGCTAATATCACTGCTATGGGTGGATTTGCTGGAACGAGTGCGGTTAATGCGTCTAATTTCGGTTACAATGCTGGTTCTATCGGTCAGGGTGCCGGCTCAGTCGCCATTGGTGTTGAGGCTGGTCTTTCAAATCAGGGCATTGATTCCGTCGCTGTTGGTCATTCTGCTGGTGGTCTAAATCAGGGAACAAAAACGGTTGCCGTTGGTAGATTGGCTGGCGATGCTAACATGGGAATAAATTCAGTGGCTATTGGTCATTCTGCCGGTTCAATTTCGCAACACTCGGATAGCATAATCTTAAATGCTACAGGTGCTGGATATCAATCAACTGCGAACAATCAATTTCGTCTTAAGGCTGGGACGACTGAATTAATTTATGATGCTTCTGGATTTGATGTAAAAAATACAACGACAAGCACCACAGCGACTACAGGGTCAATCATTGCCGGTGGAGGTGTTGGAATTGTTGAGAATTTGAATGTAGGAGGGACTTCAACTGTTTTATCTACAACCGTAAGCACATCGCCTACAACAGGAGCGTTCAAGGTAAGTGGTGGTGCCGGTATAGCGGGAACGTTATGGTCAGGCCTACTTAGGACAGACGATACTAGCATACGATTGGGAAGAAGCACAGCGGTAATCACTACAGGCACAACAGTTGTCGCAATAGGTGATAGAGTTGGTGAAACAGTAGGCTTAGCGTCAAACGCAATCGCAATTGGGAGTGCTGCCTGTCGTCTCGGTGCTTTGGCGAGTAGTGTAGTTGTTGGACGATTTGCTTCGGAACTAATACCGGCTTCCATAAGTGCGGTTATTATTGGAAATTCTGCCGGACGTCAATCGGGTGGTGCTACGTCTGCTGTTCTTATTGGAGCGGATGCTGGAAATTCAGTGGGACTCGGCACAATTGGCGATAGAGCGGTGTGTATTGGAGAGTTTGCTGGGTCGGCTGGTGCTGGTGCTGCCGCCCTTTGTATCGGATCGAGAGTAAGTTCAGTTTCGTCAGCACACTCAAATAGCATTTTGATTAATTCTAACGGCACTACGTCGTTGGACAGTTCAGCAAGCAATCAAATTAGAATGAAAGCCGGAACAACTGATTTTACTTACGACGCCACAGGTTTCTCAATTACGAATGCTACAGCAAGCACTACAACAACTACAGGAGCGTTGAAGGTGAGTGGCGGTGT